ATAGATTTCTTACCATGCTCTTGACAGACCTTCTCCCATATTAATGGTTCTAACCAATCTAAAGAGTCAACTGCTAAAGTCTTATACTCGTGATCTTCGTCTAATAAAGTTTTTAGATTAGCCACAAAGGTATCGTAGTCTTTAGCCACAGGAAAGTGATCGCATTGAATCTTACCCATACCATCTTCTGTTAAAGCAAAGATAGGTGCATTCATACCAGATGCAAAAGATGTTTTACCAATCCCAGCACCTCCATATAACACAAGCTTGGGTGGCTTGAGCTTAGTCTTTTTTCTTATATCAGCTAGACTCATCTTCCACCTCTATTACTTCAGCATCAGACTCTACAGCTGCTTTTAGTTTATCGCTGTAATATCCGATTAAAATATCCATTTGCTCAACATTCAAGTTAGCTTCTTGAATATATCTATTCTTCTGCTCTTGGTGCATTTTGCATTTGTTAAGAATTAAAACCGCATCATCAGATAGATCAGATACTTTGTATTCTGGCCCGTCATCTGAAAACCTTACAGTTTCTTCTGCTTCCTGATTATTTTCATCAGTCATTTTTTTCTCCTACATATTGTTTATAAGTATCGCAAATACCTTTTGCATTACAGAAACGACAAGTCTCTTTGCTTGGGTTGTATTGCGGGTTTTCTTCGTCACAAGCATCTGCTGCTGGCTTCAAAGTCTCGTAACCCCAGTCCACAAGACTTGCTGCGGACATGGAATAAGATCGTATAGCACCATCTTTGTGCCATGATCTAGGTTGTACTATTGTCATGGTAACCATTGTGTCTTCGTTACCATATCTTGATAAAGCTCCTAATGAATAGATAAGCAACTGTGTGTTGTCTTCTACATTGACTGGAAACTTACCTGATTTTAAATCTATGATCTCTAATTCTTTTTCGCCTATCAATATGGCATCTGCTGTACCCCAAATGTGTTCTGATATTTCTTCCATGCTGACTCTCTCTTCTATCAACATCTTGGCATTTAATTCTTCTTTTCTTTTGTTGACGTAATCTACATAGACTTCAGCACACTTAATCATCTCTTCATCAACTACTATTTCAAACTCATCTACAAATTCTTTTCTACCTAACCAATAGTCTCTAAGTGTTACGTTCTCTAAGCGATCTTTGAATAACATCTCTGACATACTATGTACAAACGTACCTGAAGCAGCTGCATAGCTTGTAGAGTAAGGCACTTGACTCGCTAGATTAGGCATACCAGGACAAGCCATCCATATCTTTGAACCACTAGGACTGAGTTTAGCGTGTGCCATTTAATACCAGCTTGTCTTGTTCGTACTCTTGGATATAGTCTATATCGTATAGTACCTTGCCACCGATCTTAAAGAATTGAGGCCCTTGCCCCTTTCCTCTTTGATTCTCTAGTGTTCTAGGGCTGATCTTCCATCGTTGCGCTAGTTCTCTAGTGTCAAGAAATTTGCTGGTTTTGTCTTCCATATTTTCCATTATTACTCCCTTCTGTACTCTTTCATTGCCAATAATACATTTTTTAACTAGAATATCAACCACAAGTGATGAAAAAGTTTATAAAAGACAATAAAGCCACCAGTCGTCAGGTTGGAGGCGATCACTATAAGAGTCTGGAAATCACTCCTACTCAATACATCTATGCTAATAAACTATCTTGGAATCTTGGTAACTGCATTAAGTACGTGACTAGAAACAAAGAAGACAAGGTAGAAGACTTACTAAAAGCCAAACATTACATAGATTTAGAGTTGGAAATGATTTACGGATGTAATCCCGAAGGTATACGGGAGGAAAATAAATGAGCGAATATATAGATAAGGTAAAGATAAATGGCAAGACTACGAGTCTTAAAGACAATCCTTGCATATCAGTATGTAGCTTGACGTATGGTACGGGTACAAAATGTATTTGTGGTCGCAACCAACTTCAAGTGTCTAACTGGAATGGTTATGATGATGTCACTAAGAAAATAATCGTAATGAACGCTATAGAAGATAAGGAGTCTTTTCCAAGACAGAAACTTACCTTCTTAGCTGATGAGTACGATATATCGTTAGATTCTGCTAAACAAATCTTTGTGATAGACAGAAAGCAAACATAACATTATTCACCATCAATAATGTTCTGTATGTGTTCTCCTACAAGGTTTGCATTGGCTATCGCCTTGTCCTGATGAATGTGTGCGTATCTCTGGGTGGTTGCCTGATCTCGGTGGCCTAACAAATTACCTACCTCTGATAGATTAATCTTTTGCAAAGACCAGGATGCGTAACTGTGTCTGATGTCATGTAGTCTTATATCTTCCAAACCAACTGCTTGCTTGATGGTTTCCCATGTTCTTCTTGGTGCTTTTATACCAAGGATGTATTCAGAGGAGCGATCTTGCTCGTTGATTATGTCTAGTGCCATAGGGGTTAGATGGATAATACGATCCTCTCCGTACCTGTCTGTCTTATGATCCTTGATAATAAGTGTGTTACCTACTAGATCAGTCCACTTAGCTTTGGCTATCTCTCCCTTCCTTGCACCTGTTAGGATTAGTAACCAAATAAAGGCAACTGATTTCTGATAGATTGGGTCATCTTTCCTTTTCTTTAGTTCCTCCACAACTGCCAGCAGCTCTTCGTTAGTCATGTATCGCTTGCGTTTGTTCTCCCTGTTCTTAGATATATTAGTGCTTGGGTTTATAACTACGAGTGATAATGTAATGGCTAGGTTATAAATAGCCTTTATAATAGATAAACACTTGTTAGCTAGAGAAGGTGCTCTATCACTAATATCAAAGTGTAACTGTGCTATATCCCCTCGTATTATTTCATCTATGTTCTTGTCGCCAAGAACAGGACTGATATTGGTTTGGTAGACTTGCTCTATCTTAGTAACAGTCTTGACCTGTCTTCTTTTAAGGTCTTTGACATAGACCATAAACATTTCATCTAAAGTTTTCATAACATCTCCCTAATGTGTTATTAGGTAGTATAGTGAAGTTTATCTAATATGTCTAATATGTTGTCTATGGGGTTGTTGTTCTTCATCTCCTCATCTTTAACAGTAAAGCTGTCAGTCTTTTTAGGCTCATAGAAAACCACGTTCATGTGCTGTAGGGAGACAAAGGCAAAGATGTCTATTGAGCCATCTTCATAAGTACGGTTCTTAGTGTGCGATCCTCTACGCATATCAAACCGCCAGTTCGTTCTGTGTTTCTCTATCTTGGTCTTGGTTTTAACCTGTACTTTGTAAAGTGTATTGTTGTAATCAAACAACAAATCAGCCTCGGCTGAATGAGGAATCATAAGTACGGTATCAGAAATTTGAGAGAGAAGTGATGCTACGAAATACTCGCCAGAACGACCAACCCGTTCTGTAGTTCTTGACATGGTTTATTCTTGTCGCATGGACTCCTGTACTTGTTCAGATACCAACGGTACTGCTGGTTGAACTGCTATAGCACCAGCTGGTACATCTGGTAATTTAGGTAGCGACTGTAAGAATCTTTGTATAAATTCTTTTCTTTTGCCTTTTACATTTTTTGCAGATTCTTTAATTAAATTTGCATTAAATGGTTTTGCTAAAAAAGTGTTCAAAGCACGTAGTGTTCCAAAACCAACTATAGCCCCAACACCACCACCTAAACTTAAACCAGTAGTACCTAGTAGTGCAGCTGGTGTTAGGCCTTGTGCTGCTCTTAAAATACCAGACCTCATAATAAAAGTATTTACATCAGGAATTGCTTCTGGAAATTCTTTAAGTGCATTAAGGAACTCAAATAAATCATCTGCGGAAGTTTGTTTATAATCTTTTAAAAGCTCTTTTGTAGCAGCATACTTAGTGCCTTTTAGGTTATCAAAGCCTAGTTCCTTATATAAAGCTTCAAAGTTTTTTCTGTCACCTCTTAGATTTTTACTAAATACATCATCTAAGTAGTTTGCAGCCAATATATTTATTCTTCGTGTACCAATCAAATCTCTTAATTCTTTTACAGAACCAGCAGATTTAGCTCCTCCAAATGTTCTTGCATACAAATCTTCTAATCTTGCAGAAGGAGGTTTGCCAACACCAGGTCTTAATGCTCCTCTTGTCAATGTTTTTTGAAATTCTTTACCAGTCTTGCCTTCGACTATACTCATAAATTCTTTAAACTGAAAGTCTGCATCCTTTAACAAGCGACCATGTGTAGTTAAAGGATTTCTTAACTGATTTTTCATTTCTTTTTGTAATGCAGTTACAGTTCTATATGCTAAATTGTTTGGATTTTGACTTTTTGCTGGATCATACTTTCTTGATAAATCAGACAAACGCCTATCTAAGGCTTTTATGTCTCCTA